CCAAGACTACCGTTCAAGACGAATGCCCAGACATGAACGCATTGGTAGAGCACTTAGAGATGATGAAGGAATCTAAGGCTATTAAGGACTTTGGTGCTGTGTGTATACCAGCCCAATTTGAAGAACAAATAGAAGGGATACCACTTTGAAGAAATGTTTAAACTCAACAGGTGACTGGTGCTTTTTCGTAGCAGTCTCTGGTTTTTGTGTAGGTGTATTTGGCATAGCCCTAGTAGTATTTACATAATGACTAAAGAAATAGTACAAGCTCTTATAGCTCACGCAGAAGGTCATATAGCCAAGCACGTTATGAACGTAAATGTTTATATGGCTAATGCTGTGGGCGTAGGGGAACATCCAGACATATTGGAAACAATAGAAACTGAACTCAACAAGATAGCGGAATACAACGACCAATTAGAAATGCTTAACAAATACTTCAAGTGAGGCTAGATGTATAAGACTGGTGTTTACATTAAGTGGAATGATGCCTGTGAAGGTGACAGCATGGAAGATGTCCACATGCTCCAATGTATACAGGAAGTTATGGGGTTTCTCGTTGATAAAGATATGGAAGGTAACTATTACGTTGCCAGAGACTACAACACAATAAATGATGAATCTGAAAACCAAAGATTTGAAAAGGTTATTCGTATCCCAGAAGCCTACATCATAGAAAAAAGATTCTTTGAATTATGATACCAATCATATCAGCAGTAGCTCAAGTAGCAACTACTTGGGTATCAGGTAAAGCAGAAGCCGCTAGAATCAACTCAGAGGCTAAACTAGCTACTACTAAGGCTAAGGCAGCAGTAATGCAAAAGGTAGCAGCAGGAGAGCTTGAGTGGAATCAGGCTATGGCTGAAGCAAGCAACAAGAGTTGGAAGGACGAGTGGCTAACTATTCTCGTTTCCATACCGCTTATCCTAGCATTTACAGGTCACGAAGATGTGGTTATGAAAGGATTTACTGCATTAGAAGCTATGCCTGACTTTTACAAGACAGCGGTTGGTGTAGTGTTTGCTGCATCATTTGGTATTCAATCAATTAAAAACATGATGAAAAAATAAATGACTGACGAAAAAGCAGTTCCCAAACGTAGGGGTAGACCGCCTAAGAAAGCCATCCAAGCAAAGAAGAAAAGAGGACAAGTAGGCAGACCTGCTGGAGATGCAGCAGCTATAGCAGATTACAAAGCTAGACTCCTTGCTTCACCTAAGTCTCGTAAGGTGCTTGACTCAATACTCAATGCAGCACTTGATGACGAACATAAGAATCAAGCAGCAGCATGGAAGCTATTAGTAGATAGACTTATGCCACTATCTTACTTTGATAAAGATAAGATGGGCGGTGGTAAGTCAGCAGTCAACATTACTATTACTGGTGTTGGCGGTGATACTACTATTATTGGCGATAAAGAAGACGCACTTGAAGGTGAGTTTATAAATCTTAATCCAACGGAAGGAGAGCAAGAGTGAGATACTTTACTATAAAGGAGTTTGACTGTCAGGAAACAGGACAGAATCAAATGAAACGTGACTTTTTAGATAAGTTAGATGAACTCAGAGATGCTTGTGACTTTGCTTTTGTTATTACTTCTGGTTATCGCTCACTTATTCATAGTGCTGAAGTAGATAAGCCTAATGGTGGTGGTACTCATACGGAAGGAATAGCTGCCGACATACGAGTTAGAAACGGCACTGAGCGTATGATTATTGTGCGTGAAGCAATCAAACTAGGCTTTAATGGTATTGGTGTAGCCAAAGGTTTTGTGCATGTAGATACCCGTGACGCACCTCCTGTTATGTGGACTTATAGTTGAGCACAGATTTAAATATTAAACTGTTACCGTGGCAACAAAAAGTTTGGGACAGTAAAGCTAGATTTAAAGTAGTAGCAGCAGGTAGACGTACTGGTAAATCCAGACTAGCTGCTTACCTACTTGTGTTCTATGCACTACAAGTTAAGTCAGGGCATGTGTTCTATGTAGCACCAACACAAGGACAGGCTCGTGACATTATGTGGCAGAACCTACTTGAGATAGGGCATCCTGTTATCAAGAGCAGTCATATTAACAACCTACAGATTACCCTTATCAATGGTGCAACCATATCATTGAAGGGTGCTGACAGACCAGAAACCATGCGTGGTGTGTCACTAAAGTTTCTAGTAATGGATGAGTACGCAGACATGAAGTCTAGCGTGTGGGAACAAATCCTAAGACCAGCGTTGGCTGACCAAAAAGGTACAGCTTTGTTTATTGGTACACCTATGGGTCGTAACCACTTCTATGACTTGTATAAGTATGCAGAATTAAAAGAAGACGATACTTACGAGTGCTGGCACTTTACTTCCTACGATAACCCATTACTAGACCCTAAAGAAATAGATGCAGCTAAGAAGTCAATGTCTAGCTTTGCATTTAGACAAGAGTTTATGGCTTCGTTTGAAGCACAAGGTTCTGACATATTTAAAGAAGAATGGGTTAAATATGACGAAGATGAGCCACAGATAGGCAACTATTATATAGCTATTGATATGGCTGGTTTTGAGGAAAGTGCTAGAAGTAAAAAGTCTAGGCTTGATGATACAGCAATAGCAGTAGTTAAGGTTAGTGAACATGGCTGGTGGATAGCTGATGTTATTCATGGCAGGTGGACATTTGAAGAAACTGCCGACAAGATATTTGAAGCAGTAGAAGAATATCAACCTGTAGCCGTAGGTATTGAAAAAGGTATTGCTAAGCAAGCAATCATGTCTCCGCTTACTGACTTAATGAAACAACGTAATAGGTTCTTTCGTATAGAAGAACTAACACATGGTAACAAAAAGAAAACGGATAGAATAGTAGCAGCCTTACAAGGTCGTTTTGAACATGGTGCTATTACTCTCAACAGGGGGTCTTGGAACTTAGAGTTCTTAGATGAGTTATTTCAATTTCCTAACAAACAAGTACACGATGACTTGATAGACGCACTGGCTTATATAGACCAGCTAGCAAACATTTCTTATCACTACGATTTTGAACAAGACCACTTTGAAGTATTAGACCCAATAGCAGGATATTAAAACTATGGCAATAGACGAAGATAAAGTATTTAACGAAACCCTTGACTCATGGGTAATGAGCAAGTGTGACCAGTGGCGTGACCACTACGAATCAAACTACTCCGAAACACATAACGAATACTATCGTATATGGCGTGGTATATGGAACAAGCAAGACTCTATGCGTGAGTCCGAGCGTTCTAAGATTATATCACCAGCTACACAACAGGCAGTAGAATCTTCAGTAGCAGAGATTGAAGAAGCTACGTTTGGTCGCGGTCAGTTCTTTGATATTAAAGATGACTTACAAGACCCTAACCCACAAGACATTGCATTTCTTCGCAACCAGCTACAGGAAGATATGCACTTTGCTAAGACTCGTAGTAGTGTAGCTGAATGTCTTATTAATGCTGCTGTGTTTGGTACAGGTATAGCAGAGATAGTATTAGAGGAAGTTACAGAGCTTACCCCTGCTACACAACCTGCTCCTGAAACAGATATGATGGCAGTAGGTGTAATGAAGCGTGATAGGTTTGTAGTTAAGCTAGACCCTATTATGCCACAGAACTTCTTGATTGACCCACTAGCCACTAATATTGATGATGCGATAGGTGTAGCTATTGATAAGATGGTTTCATTCCATCAGGTGCAACAAGGTATTGACTCAGGTATATATCGTGATGTAGAAGTATCAGCTACTGCATCTGACCCTGACCTAGAAGATGCTAGTGATATATCTACTTTATATCAAGATGATATGGTACGTCTTACTAAATACTATGGTCTTGTCCCTTCACACTTACTAAGTAGTATAAGTGAAGATGGCGAAGTAGAAGATATTGTAGACTACGACAAAGATGAAAGCTATACAGAAGTTATTATGGTTATCGCTAACGGGGATACTATTCTTAAGGTAGAAAAGAATCCGTACATGAAGCAAGACCGACCTGTAGTTGCATTTGCTTGGGACTTAGTACCATTTAAGTTCTGGGGTCGTGGCATCTGTGAAAAGGCATACAACAGTCAGAAAGCATTAGACACAGAGCTACGCGCTCGTATTGATGCTTTGGCTCTTACAGTGCATCCTATGATGGCTGTAGACGCTACTCGTATGCCTCGTGGTGCTAAATTAGATGTGCGTGCTGGTAAGACTATTCTTACTAATGGTAATCCTGCTGAAGTATTGCAACCATTTAAGTTTGGTGGTTTAGATGCTACATCATTTAATCAAGCAGCTACCCTTCAGGCGATGGTACAGCAAGCCACAGGGGCGATTGACTCTGCTGGCGTACCTGCATCAATAAATGGAGAAGGCACTGCTGCTGGCACATCAATGGCTCTAGGAGCTATCATTAAGCGTCACAAGCGTACATTGATTAACTTCCAAGAAAACTTTCTTATTCCATTTGTTGAGAAGGCTGCTTGTCGTTATATGCAGTTTACTCCAGAGCTATATCCAGTCAAAGACTATAAGTTTGTAGCTACTAGTTCTCTTGGGATTGTTGCTCGTGAGTACGAGGTAACACAGTTAGTACAACTACTACAAACTATGTCTCCTGAGTCTCCAATGTATCCAATACTAGTAGAGTCTATTGTAGATAACATGGGCTTGTCTAACAGAGAGCAAATTATTGCTGCTATGCGTCAGGCTAATCAACCTAATCCAGAAGAACAACAGCTACAACAAGCTCAGATACAAATGCAAATGCAGTCTGCCCAAGCTACTTTAGAAAATCTACAAGCTCAAACAGCAGAAATAGTATCTAGGGTACAGCAGAATCAAGTAGAAACTCAACTACTTCCAGTAGAGGAAGAAACTAGACGTATAGCTGCTATGGCTAAAACTATGCCTATGGATGAGTTTGAAAGACTTGTTGAGTTCGCAAAACTAGAACTTAAAGAAAAAGAGCTTGACACTAAGGAAGAAATAGTGCAGTTACAAATGTCTAAAAAATAGCTTGACATTTTAGATAAAATATGCTATAATATTATATATAACACATAACGAGGAGAATGTCAACACTTATGACACCTGATTTACAAAAATATTATGAACAATATGCTGACTTATTTCTAACTGATGGTTGGAAACAATTTCAGGAAGATATACAAGCAGCAACAAATACAATTAACATTATGTCTATGAAGGATGCCAAAGACCTGCACATAGGGCAAGGCAAACTTGACGTCTTTTATAGATTACTCAACTGGCAAATTTCAATCGAGAACGCCTACGAGGAACTTCTCCAACAGGAGAAAGAGGGCAGCAGTCAATGAAGCGTATCTATGACTTCACCTGCTCCAACAACCACACCACAGAACATTACATAGACTCTGATACTAGAGAAGTGCTATGCCCTGTATGTGGTCACACCGCACAGCGGATAATTTCCCCCGTCTCTACAATTTTCAAAGGCAAAGGCTGGCCCGATGCTGATGATAAATGGGCTAGAGACCACGAGAAAGCCGCTAAATCTTAACACCTATCACAACAATCCACAATACTTTTTCTAAGTACGGAGTACATTAAATGGCTACAATATTAGACCCCCTTGAAGGTCAACAACAAGAGTTGAATTTACAAGAAGACGAGCAATTAGTTTCTTTGTTTGACGAACAACCTGCTGAGGAAACTCAGGCAACAGAACAACAAGAAGTTAAACAACAAGAAGAAACTGAACAAGAAGAACCAACTATTCCAGACAAGTATCAAAACAAATCTGTTGAAGATATTGTTCGGATGCACCAAGAAGCTGAAAAGCTACTAGGTCGTCAGAGTTCTGAGGTTGGTGAGCTTCGTAAAATTGTAGATGACTTTATTAAGGTAAAGGCAGATGAAGCTAAACAGAGTGTTAATAACGAACCAGATACTGAAGTAGACTTTTTTGAAAACCCTAAAGAAGCTGTAAATAAAGCTATCTCTAGCAGCGAAGAAATGCAACAGATGAAGGAGCTACTTGCACAACAAAAACAGCAAGAAGTTCTTAGCAAAATATCTAACGCACACCCAGACTATGTAGACATCATAAAAGAATCTGCATTTGCGGAATGGGTAAATGCTTCGCCAGTTAGAGCAGAGTTGTTGCAACGGGCTGATAGATATGACTTTGATGCTGCTAATGAATTACTTTCTAGCTGGAAAGAAAGAAAGGATTTTGTTAGTAAGGCTAAAGAAGTAAATGAACAAGACCGTAAGCAACAAATTAAAGCAGCCTCTACAGGTGGTAAGGGTTCAGCAGAACCACCCTCAAGAAAGATTTACAAAAGGTCTGATATTGTCAATTTAATGATTAAAGACCCTGAACGCTATAAAGCTAATGTTGAGGAATTCGACAGAGCTTATAGAGAAGGGAGGGTCAAATAACTTCAAACTTAATTAAAAGGTAAATAAAAATGGCTGGTTTAGGTAATTCAAATCACGTCACACCAACTAATGCGGATGCTTTTGTCCCTGAAATTTGGTCTGACGAAATCGCTGCGGCTTACAAGTCTAATCTTGTAATCGCTAATCTAGTAAAAAGAATGACTCACGTAGGTAAGAAGGGTGATACACTTCACATCCCTAAGCCTGTTCGTGGTTCAGCTACTGCTAAAGCAGAGCATACTCAAGTAAACTTAATTGTTGGTGCTGATACAGACTTTACTGTATCTATCGACAAGCATTACGAGTATTCTCGTTTAATCGAAGACATTACTGATGTTCAAGCATTGCCATCACTACGTTCTTTCTACACAGAAGACGCTGGTTATGCGCTTGCTCGTCAAATGGATTCTGACTTAGGTGCTTTAGGTAGCTCACTATCAGGTCGTTACTACATGGATGCTGGTAGCTCAGGTGCTTTAACAGCTTATGCTGCTGACACTGTATTAGCTGCTGACGTATTCACTGACTTAGGCTTCCGCCAAGCTATTCAAGAGCTTGATGATGCTGACGTACCTATGGATAACCGCTACATGGTTATTCCTCCTTCAGTCAAGAAGGACATCTTAGGTATTGACCGCTTTAATTCTTCTGACTTCGTAAATGGTCGTCCAGTAGAAAATGGTCTTATCGGTGAAATCTATGGTATTAAGATTTACGTATCAACTAACTTACCAGAAGTTGAAAGTGCTGCAGAGAATGGTGCTAATGGTCGAGTTGTTGGTGGTATCTTAGGACATCGTGACGCTTTCATTCTTGCTGAGCAAATGGGTATCCGTACTCAAACTCAATACAAGCAAGAATACTTAGGTGACTTGATGACTGCTGATTGCTTATATGGCGTAGCCGAGCTACGTGATGGTGCAGCAGTACAACTAGTATTTGCTTCTGACGCAGTTCCTGCTACAGCAGCACCTTAATACTTTAGTGTATATGGACAGGGGTGGGCAACTGCCCCTTTCCTTTATATAGGATACCAATATGAGTTCAAACGAAATAGACCCAGTAGAATATGGAAAGCTACTGAGTAAGGTCGAATCTTTAGAAGAAAAAGTAGATTCTATGGAAGCTGACCTAAAACAATTATTGGC